CGGTCTCGGGGGCGTAGCCGCCGACGCCGGCGCCGTGGTTCAAGTCGTCGTCCTCGTTCGCCGCCGAGATCCCAGAGAGGACGACCTTCCAACGCGGCGGCGCTTTTGAGTTAACGCACACATCACAATTGCAATCGCAACCCAGGCAACCACAAGGAAAACCCGCCATTGATCCGCCCCCCTTTCGTTGTTACTCCTGGCAACCCACTTGGACGAGAATCCAACGCTCGCCGGCCTCGTCCCACTCGACAAGAGCGAGGGCGTCGTCATCGCCGTAAAACTCGAACGGGTTCGCGACGTCAAGTAATGATTCGCTTGTCGCTTTCCCGTTGAGAGCGACCAGGCCGTCGATCTGAAACGTGGTGTCGGTTTCCTCGAGGTCGTCGGTCAGGTTCCCGAGATAGCGGGTCGAATGACAGCTCGAGAACTGGCCGACGCTGACGAGTCCCTGATCGCCGCCAGTCGCTCCGCCCTGGTGTATTAACTTTAAACCGAGGCCGCCGACCAGGCAGTCCTCGCCGTCGCCGGTATAGGCGCCGCGAGTCTTGAGGGTTCCGCTACCAGACTGGCCGATACAAAGGTCGTCCCCGTCGTGATATTTGTCGAAAGCGATCCTCGCCGGGCTGACGCCGGAGACCATGATCCGACCGAACTCGCCGGCCGCGATACCCTCCTGGGCGATTGCCAGGTTCTCGCATAAGTCGCCAGTCGGCCAGTCGACATTAACGGCGATTTTTTGATGCCACTCGGAATGGCTCGTCGCGGGCGTGGTTTCTCCCAGGGCGACGGCGTCGAACTGGTTGATCGTGGCCCCGGTGTTGTTAACGCCGAGAATGATATCCGAACCGTTTACCAGGTAATTGCGAGAGCGTTCGATCGCCTGGCCGCCCCTGGCTCTCGTCTGGTTGACGTAGTTCGTCGCGTCGACGATCTGGTTCCATTCGCTGGCCTTGAAGTCGACCGCTTGCCCCGCTTTGACTTTTTTCATTTACGCCCCCTCGGCCGCGGCGCCGGCGATTGCGCGGTCTTTACGCATGATCGACTTTCGCGTCGATCTGCTGACGTGATCCGGTAGCCCAAGAGACGTACGGAAACTCGTCGACTCGTAGACCTGCTCGACGTAAACAGAGCGTAACTTATTAACGGTCGTATTGGTCGAGCTGTCTGACTGGTCGGTGTAATAGGTCCACAGGTACTCGTGGCCCTTCTTGGCGATGTTGGCGATCCCGCCGACGGTGAGGGCGTTGTTATTCTCGCTTGCCTCGAAACCGTAAGTCACCGCGACGTCGCTCTCGCCTTTGCTTCCGCTGGCGCCCAGGAACAACAGCTCGCCGGGAGCGAACGTTCGCCAGGTGTCCGAGTTAACTTTCCCGGTCGCTCTTGCGAGGTCCTTGAGAAACTCGCCGTCGACCTTATCCAGGGGGAAATGGTGCGTCTCTTGGAAAGATAGCTTCGGAATTATCACGTCGACGCCGTCGATCTTGTCCTTGGTGACGCCGATCCCGCCGTCGAACTGGGGAGCCGGGTCGCCCGTGGCCGAGTAACTCTTGACCGTCTTGATCGAGTGGCTAACGTGGAAGGTCCCGCCTTTTGTGTCGAACGAGTAGCTCGGGAGCGGCCAGCCTTTGTCGTCCTTGTCCTCGGCTTCTTTCCAGGTGTACTTAACCTCTCCCTCCCACCAATCCTGGCCCAGTGGTTTGATGTTGCAGCTCTCGCGTTTCATCCCGTCATAACTGAGAGTTGTTTTCGTGATCAGGTGTTTTTTAACTGCTATGTCGTCAGTCGACCCGCGAATGATGTAGTTAAACGTGATCGACGCCGAGTCGGTCGCCTCGTCGGTGGTTCGAGACTCGACGCGTTCCCACATTTCAAGACCGCCGCGATCAAATGCCATTTTTTGGGTTCCTTATGCTCCGAAAACAACCTGGCCGGGTTCGCCGCTGGTGTTTTCTGCAATGGTGCGAAGCGTTTCGAGTTGCTGGGCCTGGATCTTTTGCTCGACTTGCTGACTCATGCGACCGACGGCCGAGGCGCTGAACGCCCCGAACCCCTTGGCCCCGGTCGGTAGCTCGGGAGCGTCGGGAACCTCGACCGGCTCGGGTGTTGTTTCCTCGACCTCGGCCTCCCTGGCCGCTCGTTTCTCTCGCGCTTGCTCGCGAAGCCTGGCGAGTTCCTGGCGGTTTTCTCTTTCCTCGTCCTGGATCTTTCGCGTGGCCTGGTTGAACTTCTTGGATCTTTCGTTCGTAGCCCTGGCGGCCGACTTCGATCGATCGTCGTTTTTCTTTTCGGCCCAGGCGTCGGTCTTTTTGTCCCACTGTTCGAGGTCGAAGTCCGCGTTAAAGAACTTGATCACCCGGCCAAACTTCTTAGTAAACCAGCCGACGAAATTGGTCACCCGTTTAGCGATCCCGTTGAACAGGTCCGCCCATAGCTGGGTGACCAGGTACTTAACCGAGAAAAATCCGTCCTTGAGAAAATTCCAACCACTGGTAAAGGGTTGCTTGATCCCGGTCCAGGCGATTTTCGCGGCCAGTTTCCACTCGCCACCCGCCAGGGCGTCTTTAATCCCGCCGAACATGAGGAGCGAATGGTCCTTGATTCCTGAAAATATTCCCATTGCTTTGCTTTGCATCTGCTGCCCGGTCTCGGTCCACTTCAGGAACGCCGCCCCCGCGCCTACGATTGCCGCGGTCACCAGGGCAATAGGTGACAGGACAGCAGAGAGGACAGCCATCACGACGCCTATCCCGGTTGCTAACCCAGTAAGGGCGAAGCCGGCGACCTGGATCCCGACGCCCAGGCCTACCAAAGTAGCGCCGAACGCGATCACTCCGAGCGTCACCATGAAAGCCGTTCGGATCAACTCGCGGTTCTTGTTGAGGAACTCGCCGACCTGGGAAGAAACCTCGACCAGCCGCTCGGCGACTCTCTGGAGCGTCGGCGCGAGGGCGGAACCGATTCGGAAAACTCCCATTTTCACGGACGACCATAAGTTATGGAACGCGTCGGTGAGCTGGGCGGCCGCCGCGGCGTCTTCTTCGCTCATCACCAGGCCCAGGTCCTCGGCTTGCTGCATAACCGCCAGTAAACCCGCCTCGCCGTTTTCAAGCATCGGTAATAAGCTAGTCCCGGCCCGGCCGAACAGCATTGTCGCGAGTGCTGCTTTCTTGGTGTTGTTTTCGATTTGTGATAACGCTCGAGCGGCCTCCATAAAAAGGACTTCAGTCGACTTAAGTTCCCCGTTCGAATCCTTGACGCTTATCCCGAGTTGACCGAAAACCTCCGTCGCCGTACTGAGTCCGCGCGTTGCGTCCATTGCTGTCCTCTGCATCCGACGTATGCCGGTCTCCATTGCCTTGAGATCAGTCCCGCCGATTGCGGCGGCGTGCGAGAGTTTCGAGAGAAAGGGAACACTCGCGCCGACTCGGGCGCTCATCTTGTCCAGGGCGTCGCCCATCGACATGAAAATTTTGGTCGCGGCCGCGAATGGTGCGGCCATCCCGACGCCCAGGCCGGCGATCTTGGCGCCCATGTTTCGGATTGATCCGCCAAAGGCGTTTAATTTTTTCCCGGCCGACCGTAGTCCCTTCTCGAGGGCGGCCGTCTTAACGCCCAACTCTACGAAAGCCTTACCGGCCCTGATTCCTCCACTGGCTGCCATCAGATTAAATCTCCCCAGAGATCGGGATTCGCCCGGATCTCTTTCTCGAACGCTGGCCGCATAAATGGCCGGGGTTCATATTTCACGGTGATCTTGACCTTGTTCGATGGATCGTGAAGTCGGCGACCCTTAGCTTTAATCTCCCGTTTGATTTTCTGGCGTTCTTTAAAATCGGCCGCCTGCCACCAGGGCCAGACCTCGATCTCCTGCTCGCCCCCGTACTCGATAAAATTCGCAATCTTGGACCGGGCGACGCGAGGACCTATTACGACGTTTCGATCGTCGAGTTCGACGTCGTAAACGATTAGGTTTTTCAGGTGGCCCGATTTGCTCTTGGGCGGTTTCCCTGGATCGGCGACGGCTTTCTTGCTCTTTCTGATCGACTGCCTGGCCGAACGCCTGACGAACGCGCCCAGCTTGAACAGTCGACGCCGGAGTTCCTTGTCCGCCGGCGACAGGACGTTCGACGGTTTGAACTCGATCCCCTTGAGCGCCATCGTCACGAAGTTATTCGCCATCGCTCGCCCCCCCGTTCTCTTTCGGGACGAACATTTTCAAGGCGCTGATCGTACCCTTGCCCAAACGTAAGCCAGAACGGCGGTCCATCATTGGGTGAAAGTCGGCGACCTCGTAAGCTCGCGACCGTTTGCCTCGGTTGATGTTTGCCAGGATTGCCATTTGCGCCGCCGTATGGTTCCAGTTATCAAATTGCCGCCCCTCGTACATATGCGCCAGCTCTCGCAGCGTTAAGGGTCCGGGGTCGACGCCGACAACGCCGGCGAGTTTGTAGATTTCTCCCCAAACGTGAGAGCGTTCTTCAGATCGCTCTCGAATTCGTCGCTCTCGAGGTATGTCATCGCCGCCGAGATCGCTCGATCCTCCGCCTCGTATAGTTTCGTCAGGACCCCTCTCAGGATCGCCCGTTTTTTTTTGGGCGTGAACTCGACCAGTGCGTCGAGGAACGCGTCGGTCGCGTCGTCGATCGAGTCGCCGGCCAGGGCCTCGCCGAACTGTTCCGGGGAGAGGCCCGCTTTCTCGATCTGATCCTCGCAAAGCGTATAAATACAATCACAAAGGGCGACCGGGTCGTTCCCGATCTGGGTCAGTGTTTCGCCGAGGTTGTCGGCGACCAGGTCAACGTCGCACTTGTCACGAAGTTTTTTAACCTGGGCAATGGTGATCGAGATCGACCAGTCTCGCCCGTTTGCGTCAGTGAAGTTTTTCACGTTTTCCCACTCCTAAAAAAACGTTCTAGCTAGTAACCGACCAGGCGGGAACGTCCGTAATCTCGGCGCCGCCCTCTCGCGGGTTCTTGGTAATCTTACAAGTGAGGTCAGCGCTTACCGCGTCGGCGATTGCCTCGTTCCGCGTGAAGTTAGTCACAACGAAAAACGCGTTCAGGCCCTCGCTCCCGGTGGTCGTGCGATCGCCGTCCATGATGAGAAGCTCGACCGGCTTCCGATTAAAAAACGCGTTCTGGAGCTGTGTGAAGTCGGCCGCGTCGCTTGGGTCCCAGGTTACCGAGAAATCGATCGAGGCGTCGATCAGCGTCCCGGCGGTCATCACGTAACCCTTGCCGGCCCGGCTTGTGATATCGCTCTCGTTCTGGCTCATGTTAAGCGTCACGTCTTTAACGATGTTTAGTTCGTTCCAGGTCGGCGACGCGTGCGTCCCGGTGTTATTGTAAATCTTGCAATCATGCCCGAATTTTACGCTAGAGTCGAAAGCCATTTTTTTACCTGCCCTTCTTATAGGTGACGAAAATCACGCTCAGAAACTCCCGCCTTGATTCGAGAAACTCGAGCGAGAACGTCGGATCGTTTGTTAATGAGATATAACCCGCGCCGCTCATGTTGACGAACTTCAGCGAGTCCTTGATCTGGTCGACCAGCTCGATCGCGGAGTCGCCGGCGCTGGTTGAATCGGGGTCTATTGGTTTCCTGATAACGACGCCAACGCGGAACGTGTGCAACTCACCGGACCGGGAAAACGCCTCGCTCTCGTCGGCCGCGGGAAAGACGTCGACCGATAAACCGGCCAGCGTCTCGCGGTCAAAGTGAGGCGAGAACACTCGCGCCGCGGTGAACGTTTCGCCGTAGGTCGCCTGGGTCGCGCTGTCGTTGAGGTGAGTCACGACGGCCGAACAGATCGAGATGATTGTCGCCGCCATGTCGCCCCCTAGTTGCTGGTTGTTTGCGTGGTGTGAATCTTGAGAACCTTCCGGTAAGGGTCGAGGTAACGAAAGTGGACCGACCCGGCCGGCGCTCTCACATCGTGAGTTTGCTCGACGCCGTCGATCGTTTCGCGGATTGTGTCGCCCCTCTCTGGAAGTGTCGCGAACCCGCCGAGGACCAGGTCGCTCGCCAGGATTGAAAAGTCCCGGCTCTGAGCGGTTTCGATAATGTCGCCCGTCTCGACCTCGAACTCGGTCGTCGAGGGGACGGCGACAAGTGCGACCGCGCGATCTCCGCGCGTGTAGGTCACACTGACGCCGACCTCCCTCTTGACCGTTGCGAAACTGTTCGCGATATGTTCCTGGATTGCTGCCATTATGATAAGAGCGCCTCAGTGGAACTGATCGCATCCGTGACGATAATCGGCACGCCGTGAACGGACTCGGGGTAATTTGCTGGCGCCCCGGTCGGCGACGTGGCTGTCCTGGACCGCTGGAGTTGGCCCATGCTTCGCCGATTCATTACGACGTGAGTCGGACCGCGGCCGCTTGGGAACTTCTCCAGAGCCTGGCTGATCAGGTCGTCGGTAAGGCCCTTGCCGCTGTCCTCGGTCAAGTTACAAATTCGACCCAGCGAGTAAGCGGATCCGATTTGTAAACCGAGCCAGGCGGAGACGCCGGTATAGTACGCCGGGAAACTCCCGGTCGCGCTGCCGGCGGCCTTGATTACGCTCGTCTCGCCGATAGCGATCTGGCCGCTGGAACCCCAAACGACGTGACAATCTGACAACCCAGAGCGAACGAGGTAGACGCTGCTACCGGTTGAACTGGTGGTGCCTCCCGCATTTACGTTCATCGCTCCGCCGATATGTCCGACGGTTTGATCGGCCCAGCCGTCGAAGCCGCCAGAACCGGCGCCCGTGATGATCTCGCTCTCGGCGTGGAACATAGCCGACTGTAAATGATCAACCGCTTGTTGGGCGAGCATTGCGGAGGGTCCTCGCTCGTCGGCCTCGGCCGTTGCGACGTCAACCTGGAAACTGGCGTCGAGAATCGCGCAAGTAACCGTCACGTTCGCAAATGTCCCCTTGGTATTTTCGCGACCGTCGTTTTCGGATCTGAAGCCCGTTGCCGGATTGGCGGTTTTCTTTAGGTATTTGTAGGTATAGCCGGGGATTGATCGAGCGGCGAGCGCGGCCAGAACCGGCGCGTCGTTCAGAACGTCCGAGACGATACCGATATCGAGATCAGCGTCGTTAAATTTCACTACGTCGGAACTGCTCATATATGCGTCTGCCATTGTTTAGGGTCCTCTCTATTCGGTGGGAAAAATGGGTCCAGTTGTAGAAGTTAGGCGCGGCCGTTGCCGTTGCGGTCGACTTCGAAACGAGTCGCGAACGCGGCGGCGGCGCGGGGTAAGTGTTTAGAGTGCGATTCAAAAATCGCGGCGTTGTTGCCCAGGTCGGCCGGAGCGTTCGAGAACTCGACGCCCTCGCTCTCGCCAAACTCGGCAGCGCCGACGCGTTGACGTAGCTCGGCGTTTTCCTCTTTCAGTTTCTCGAGCGTTTCCTTGAGCTGGGAAAGTTGCCGCTCTTGTGCCTGCTCGAACGTGATCCCCTCGACGAACCAGGTGGCGCCGATCTCGCCGAACTCGGAGACGAACCGTTCGCCCTCGGCCTGGGTAAACTTGGGTTTAAGTTCGGGTTCGTCGGCGGGTTTCTCGCCCTTCTCGTCTTTCTCGTCTTTTTTATCGTCCTTGGCCGCTTCTGTCTCGGCGACGATTTCCTCGACTGCCTCGGCGGAGCCGTCGACGTCGACCTGGTCGGCGTCCTGGTCCTCGATTTGATCCTCGGCGATTTGATCCTCGACGACCTGGTCCTCGATCGGTGCCTCGATGGTTGCCGATTCAAGTTGATCGGCGGCCGGTTTCTTTCGTTTGCGAGCTGCCATTTCGTTACCCTTTCTATCTAAGAACTCGACAGCAATTTCGCCGCCGTTGTTAAATGTGTTCGTTTCCGTATTCTGGTCGGCCCCATAGGGGACGATTGCAACGCCGCGGAGCGGCCAGGAGCGAACGACGACGCCTGGCCCCTCGAACTCGTAGCCGTTCACCTCTGTAGTCTCCCCGGTATCGACTTGCTGGAGTTTGATACCGTCGCCCCCGAAATTGATCGAAGCCTCGTAGGGGACGCCCTGGGCGCTCTTGTAGGCAACCTCGGCCGCCCGGTCGTCGTCATTGAAAACGACCAGTTGCCCGTCGGTCCTTAGTCCCATCTCGTCGACCTCGATCGTATCGAGAAACCCGATCACCTCGTCCGCGTTGTGAGCGTAGTCGATCGGCAGTTTCGGCTTGGTGATCTGAACGCCGGCGAGGTCGTGGACGACCCGGCCCCAGTGCCAGTGATCAATGGGCTGGGCGGATCGCGCGAGCAGGGATACGCGGGTGGAAAGCGGATCGCCGTCAAGCTCTAGCGCGACCTCGCCGGCATTAAAATAACAAGCGTTCGCGGGAATGGTTTTTTGTGTCATTCTTCAGGGTCCTCGGTTTCTGGTTCGACTGTTTCGAGTTGCGTCTGATTCAAGACCAGGCCGGCGTCGTTAATGTATTCCTGCTCAGCCCTGAGCTGGTCGATCACTTCGCGGAAGTCGCGGCCGTGGCGTTCCTTGATTACCTGGGAGCGAGTTGTCAGGCCGGCATTGATTGCCGCGACGTCGCCGGCGATTTCCTTCGTAGGATCGAACCAGGGGACGCCCGCCGGGATCCAGTCGAACCGGATCGCGGCCTCGGGCGGGACAATTAGCTCGCCTTCAGCGATTGCCATTCGCAACCGCCACCCGACGATTCTGTTAAGGAGATCGCGGAGCTGGTCGCTCTTTTGTTTGACGCTTCTCTGGTAATGGATCAGGGCGGACCGTGCGCCGCTATAGTTGGTGTGCGCCTCGTCGTACATGGACAGCGGGATATCGAGACTTTTCAGGGCGGCGCCGATCATTACGGTCGAGAAGTTCTGGAACTCCGCCGGCGGTGTTTTGGGTTCGAGGAACTCGGCGCGATCGCCAGGCTCGAGATCCAGGGCGACGGGACCCTTGCCAAAGTCGACCGAGTAACCGTTACCGGCCGGGTCGAGGGGGACGTCGTCGTCGGTGGTTGCGCTGGGGAGCGTTACAGGTTCGGCCGCTTCACGATAAAAGCAGAGGCCGAACAATTGCGAAACTTTCATTTTCGCCAGGGCGAAATCGAAGCCCTCGTAAACGTCGATAAATGTCTTGATCGCCGGAGCCAGTGGAGAAACGCCGCGGACCTGGTCGAACCGTTCGAAGTAACCCAGGTGCCAGAAGTTTCTCGAGGGGACGAACCGCTCGAAATCATACGTCCCGCGCTCGGTCCGCTTGTGGACAGCGATCGACCGGGGACGGCCGCCGGAGCCGAGTCGGACGCCGTGGACCCAGGTCGCCCGTGAGTTCGCCTTGGTTTCGGGATCTCTTACGCGGTCGCTCTCGATTGCCTGGAGCCGGCCGTTGTTGAGTTTCATCAGAAAGACGTCGCCGTCGACGGTTCGCCGTTCCTCGGCCAGTCGGATCAGTTTATTAAGGGAGTGCCGGCCGGCGGCGTCGCAGTTAGTGGCGCGGGAGTAGACTCGGACGAATTCCTCGAGCTGGGCGTCGAACGCCTGGTCGCCCGTGTTAGCCTGGAAACTAAAGTCCGCGACGTAGTCCAGGTGCCGCCGGATTGCCCAGGCGGCGATCGAAAAGTTCTCTTGTAGGTGGCGAGCCTTCCCGGTGAGACGTGACCGCTTGAGAGGCGTCAAGAGGTTGTCTGTACTCTTGATCGTGGTCGAGGGTTGTCGTCGCTGGGTGTTGGACTCGGCGGCGTCATAGGCGAACTGGGTCCGCGACCGGGACGCCGTGGCCCGTTTCTTTTTGGTGGTTTTCTTTTTTTTGCGCGTGGTGGCTTTTGCCATTGCGCCCCCTTAGTTGAGGTTGATCCGCATCGCTCGCGGCCTGGTCCCGTTCTCGACTGCCTGGCGGCGACGCCAGTAGTTCAGCTCTTTAATCGCCTGGTCGCGGTTATAGCTGGTCGAGACTCCGCCGAAATTAACGCTCACAACGCCGGCCCCGGTGAGCAGGGCGGACTCGATCGCGGCGACCATGAGGTCGGCGGTCGTTGTTGTGGTTGCGACAGCGTCGGCCGTGGTGTGATTGGTTGGCATCCCAGAATCTTACGAGATGTCAGTCGCGGAACGTTGAGCGGTTCCCTTTCTTTTATTCGCTTGGCGAGTTTTTTTTCCGTTGCTGGTCTTGTTACTGGCGAACGAGAACTCGCGGTCGACTCGGTGCTGATCGCAATCCTGGCAGCGCGTCCGCCGGTAGGTGATCGCTTCGAAGATCCGCCCGTCGACGGTTGTCCCCGATAACTCGCGGCGCATCTTTCCCCAGTACGGGGCGCGGTTGCTCGATCCGCAACTTGGGCAACTCGTCGCCTCGGTATCGACGACGGCGACGTCCTTGTTCCGAGAACCTCGAGGTCGGCCAGTGTTCTTTCGTTTCGTCATTCGTTCCCCCCTATAGATAAGAAACCCTCGGTCGATTTTTACGCCGTACCCGTTTCGGTTGTTGCTGGCCGCTGATCGTTGCCAGGCTCGCCCCCTCGATACTGCCCGCAACGGCGCAACCGACCAGGCAATCAAGCCAGTGGTTGTCAAACTTCTGCGGTTTGTGTCGCCACTCGTCGACGCTCCGGCCTCGGCCGCTGGTCGTGACGCGGTACTCGCTCGATAAATGATCGGACAATAGCCGGTGATGATCGGGCGAAGCCTTGTAAAACGTCAAGCTCCCGGTATCGCCGAGCGTCGTCCCAAGTCTCGAAAAGATGAAAGACTTCCAGAAATTGACGTCGTAGATCGCGTGCCGAATAGTTCGCTTGCCGCGGATCGCTGGAACCCTCCAGTTGAGGCCGACCAGATCGCCGCCTTTCTTTTTGTATTCTGAGAACGGCAAGCTCGACGCGGTTACGCCGCGGCCGTGGCTCGGGAGCAACAGCGACTTGTGGGTCGACTGTCGGCAGAACGAGTAGATCGTCTCGGTCGATAGTCCATAGTTTGCGTCGATCAGGACGCGCGAGAGTCGCAGTTCGGCGCCGTCCTCGCGGGTGACTTTCATCGCGGCCAGTTTGTCGGCCAGTTTCCCGAGTCCCTGGAACCAGGAACCCTCGAGACCCGAGCCGGGAGAGGCCCGGCCGAGTGTTTTCTTCGCCTGGGTCAGGCGGAAATACCGAGAGTGTTGATCGGGATAGGTGCCATAGTCGACAACGTACCCAGTGAAACCCGGCGACCAGGCGGTGACCAGGTAATACAGCAGGTTTTGCTGTACGTCGACAAAGGCGACGAGTTTCTCGGCCTCCAGGGGGGCGTCTCGCCGCTTGTAGCCGTTAACCTTGGCCGCCAGCTCGGTCGGGGTCGGTAGGGCGTCGCTCTCGCTCTCGTCGACGAGTGGTTCGTTCTGGTATTCGGCGAAGAACGCCCGCTCGTCGCGAATCCGTAGGTTGTAGGCGTGCTGGAGCGCGCTCAGCTCGTCGCGGTTCTTTCGCTGCGGCCAGGCCACCTTCGCGCCCTTGTCCATTTCGGCCCGGTTCTTTCTATAGAAAGCCGTTGCCTCTTTACCGCGGCCACCGGTTCGGAAACTCTCGGCCCTTATTTCGGCGTACTTATCCCATAGCGCCGTCTTGGTCGGCCACTTGTAAACCAGGGCGGCCCGCTCGCCGTTAAATTCCGGGTGAATGTCAGGATCCAGGATTCGATCGGCAAGGTCGCCGCGACTGATAACAGTGCAAGCGACGAGGCCGCTGATCTTTTGACCTGGTCCGGCCAGTCCGAGAACGGCCCCGGCCAGGATCGTCTCGCGTTTCTGGTTGTCGCTGGGACTCCTGGCGCTCGAGTCCGTCGACGGGTCGTCGACGATCACCAGGCTAGGCCGAACGCTCGCCCCGTCGGGTCGTTTGAATTTCATCCCTCTAAGACGGCCAGTAATCCCGGCGACCTTGGCGACTCCGCCGGCGGCGGCGGACCCCTCGATCGTTGGCAAGACGATCTGGTTCGCTGTCCATTGAATCCTGGTCCGCTTCCCCTGGTAGAGCTGGCCGCTGGTCCGGTTTGCGATACCCTCGAGCGATCGGATCGGGAAACAGACCTCGGGAAAGTCCGCCAGGAGGTCGTCGTTTTGCTCGAGTTCGCTCTTGAGCGATTGCATCATCTCCGCGGCGCTTTCTTCGCTGGGTCCGATCAGGGCGACAAATTCCCGGTGTCCATACAAGAGCGACCAGAGAGCCGCGGTCTCGGCGATACTGGTCTTTCCCGAACCTCGGGGCATGGCGCAAGCGAAAAGACCGCCCTCGAGAACGGCGTCCGAGGTCTTTTTGAGAACTTTCAAGTGATCGGGCGACCACTTCAGCGAAAAAACGCTCTTGAAATAGGCTCGACAGAAGTATTCGAAAGACTTGGCCGCTCGTTTTTTGCGGCGAGGTTTCGCGACTGCCGGGAGTTCGCCAATATTGCGGCCCTCTGTCGACTTGCGTTTCGCGATGTTGCGCTGAGAGTCTCTAAACTGAGCATATCCAGTGCGGCGACGAGCTGGCCGGGCCTCGAGCGTCGCGAGTTGCTCGGGCGTTGCCTGGCTGATCAGTTTTTTCGCTTCGCTCTTGGTCGCGTTACGTACCAAAGAGGCGAACGAGTCGCTCGCGGGTTTGCTCAACGGTCTCTTTTTCCTGATCTGGGTCCTCGCTCCTGTTTTTGCTCGTTGGGGTTAATCCGAAATCGCGAAGAAGTCTCGCGCATTGTGCCGCGTTGCGTTCGCGAATGATATCGTACGGGTTACGCTTCGCAAACGTTCCGCCGCTGGTCGTGACCTGGATCACCGCGCCCTGTTGAGCGACCATTTCGCAGGCGTGACGCCACCCGCTGAACGTCTGACAATACAACTCGAGGGCGGAGCGGTCGGCAACGTTCAACAGGTCGACGGTTTCGAGCGACTTACAGATCGTTTTCCACTCGTTTTGAGCCACTTGGTTTAAATGTGCCGGCGGGGCGAGAGGGTTTTTTTCCGCTTTCGTTTTTTTGGTTGTCACTTTTTAAACCTTCCCCTGATTTGCGAAACGGTTTTCGCCGGGCCTTTAATTTTCGCGCGTGAAAACTAAGTCTGGTCAACACGCGA